ATATAACATAATTGTGGTTGATAAGGAGCTAGTTCCATCTGCACAATTAGTCATGTAGAAATTTCTCCAAGTTTGTGTGCTAAATGAAGATAATCCTGGTCCCGCAGAAGTAACAAAAAATGTATTTGCTACTCCTGTAGAATATGAACTTAGAGCAGAATTCCCACTAATATCCATAACTTTAACAATTGAATTAATAACTGTGCCGAGATTTGTAGAAAGAGTACTTATTCCTGCCACTCCTGTACTAAGAATCTGTATCTTCCCAGATAAGGACGAAATATTCGACCCATTTAATGTACTATAATTGATCGCATTAATCATATAAGAAGTACTTAGACTACTCAAGCCAGGTGATGAATTATTTGTTATAAGATAACTTGAAATAGAACTTATACCACTAAGTGCAATCCCCAATGAAGTATCTAAACTACTTAGAAGCGTACTATATGAAAATGCATATAAATCGCCCTCAATAGATTGAAATAATGTACTTACAGTTTGACTGGCAATTGTACTAATATTTTGGTTCGTAACACCGTATGTTGAACTAACAAGTGCATCGGATAAATAAGGTGCAATAGAACTTGGCATAAGAACACCATAAGTACTGAAGTATTCGTAGAGTGTAATACCCCCTAGATTACCGTTGTCACTTGTAACAAACATTGTATTTGTGCTATAAGGTTTATAGTCAGGTCTTACGGGCAGGATGGTTCTAACAGATAAGAAATCGATATCTAATGATGGAAGATTATTGGCCATCTCTCTGATGTTTTATACAATTATAAGGAACCGAAGAATTCCGATTAGGATGTCTTCCGATTGCGTGTTCCCTCAATAGAAAGTGATTCTATGCTAGAAGAAGAATGACCCAAGGAGGAGGTCTGTTGCAACTCGTTGCTACAGGAAAACAGGACCAATTTCTAACCGGAAATCCCCAAGTAACATGGTTCAAAATGGTGTATCGTCGTTATACTGCATTCTCGATCGAAAGTCAGCGAATGTATTTTGATGGTAATGCCGATTTTGGTCAGAGAATATCATGTGTTGTGCCACGTCTAGGTGACTTATTGGGTCAATGTTTTCTAAAGGTTGATTTACCACCAATTTATTTGACTGATGGTACTTCTGTAAATTATACTAATGATATTGGGCATGCAATGATTCAAGAAATAAGTTTATTAATCGGGGAACAAGAAATTGATAAACAGACTGGCCAATGGATGGAGATTTGGTCAAATTTAACAACAAGTGCATCACAACGCGAGGGATTCGATGAAATGATTGGGCATTCCGATGGGTTTCCAACAATAAGTGTCCAAGGTCCTTCTACAATTTATATACCTCTTCGGTTCTGGTTTAGTAAGAATCCCGGACTATATTTACCTCTTCTCGCATTACAATATCACCAAATACGTGTGAATATCACTCTTGCGCCTCTTAGTAGCTTATGGTATCGTATTGGACTTCCCAATCCTAATTGGCAGATTGCGCCTCCTGCCACGAAGCCTAATATTGAATTCTGGGGTGATTTTGTATATTTGGATGTTGATGAAAGACGTCGTTTTGTAAATACTCCCATTGAATATCTTATTGAACAAGTGCAGTACATTAATCCATTTCCTATTACTGCGAATGCTACTTCTGCAACGATTAAACTCGATTTCAATCATCCTTGTCGTGAATTTATTTGGATTTTATCAAGGAATGAGGTTATTGCTCAAAATGAGCCTTTTAATTGGTCATCTTTAGCTGCATCCGAGACAGGAGCTGTTCCTACAGATTTAATTGTGGATGCAGTAATTCAATTGGATGGACAGGATCGCTTTGATAGACGAGAAGCCCCTTATTTTAGACTTGTACAGCCTTACCAGAGACACACAACAATTCCTTCTGGGAAATTTATTTATGTATATAGTTTTGCACTGCGACCAGAAGATATTCAGCCATCAGGAAGTTTGAATGCGAGTCGTATTTATAATATTACTCTTCAGCTTACACCTAATAATAATATTTTGAGTGGGCGTGGAGATATGACTTGCACAGTGTTTGCAACAAATCATAATGTATTGCGTGTTCTTGATGGATTTGGCGGAGTTCTTTTTAGTGTATAAATTAGGAATAAAATATGCAACCTTCATTTTCATTAAAAGGTCGTACTGGAATAAATGTAGATATTATTCAGACAAAATTACTATTTGTTCGAAATTTTACTGATAATGCTGCTCCAAGCTCGCATAATGTTCTATTTGCAGATGGAAGTGGAGGTACTTATTTTTCATCTCTTTATATCGAAAATATACCCGGATTCTCAAGTTATTCTGCAAGTACATTAGTACTTGCCAGCACTGCACTATATGAGGCAACAACACTTACATCGACTTTCTTTGCCAGCACAAATCTAGCATTTGATAATGGAATTTCTAGCATGAGCAGTATTGTTGGCATAACATTCAATTCTGCTGTAATTCCTCCAGGAACTTACAGTACAATTGAAGGTCTTGGATCACTTGGTTTTGTATCATCACCTACATTATACTCAAGTATCAAGGGCTATGCATTTAGTACCGTAAGCTCGGTTGTAAATAAAAATTTAATTTTTAATATAAATTCAAATGGTTTCTTTTTTAGAAGTTCATCCTATACACATCTATCATTAACATCAACGGGTCTTTTAGGAATTGGGTTGAATAATGATAATATATATTCTCAAATGGATGTGAGTGGAAATACACGAATCCGTGGAAATCTCTATGTAAATAAGTCTATTCTTGTTAATCGACCTATAGGAAGTGTAGCAAATGCGAATGTTGATATAAGTGGAAGCATTATAACAGATAGAATTATTTGTACTGGTAATGGTATTTTTAATGGGAATATAACTGCTGCTTCGTATCTAACATCTTCTGATAGCAATCTTAAGAAAGATATTGAGACCTATATTCCTAGTTCAAATGCGTGGGAGACTCTTCGTGGAGTAAGTTTCAAATGGAAAAAGAATGGTGCGCATGATATTGGATTTATTGCACAGGAATTATCACAGAGCATTCCTGAAGCAGTAGGAGAAGGTGAAAATGGAACTCTGGAGATTGAACCGACAAAGCTATTGCCCTTACTTGTTGAGACTGTAAAACAAATGCGTAATGAAATTGTGGAGCTAAAGGCGCGGGTTAAGAATCTTGAATCATCTAATACCGTCTAGTACCAAAGTTAAGGGGATAAATTGAATAAAATATAATTTTGCAAAATCAAATTCTGTAAAATTATCTTAGATATTTTTGGCACCGTCTAGTACTGAAGTTAAGAACCTATTTGTTCTTCAAGGTACTCACTTCTATTTGCAGAGTCGCAATTTGTTGCGATAAATCCTTAATTGATTCGGTTATAAAAGGAATAAAGGTTGTATAATTAATATACATGCTATTATTTTCTTGTAATACTATTGCTTGAGGCAAGATTGTATCTATTTCCTGCGCAATAAAACCATAATCCATTTTATCAGATTCCTTCCATTTGAATTGTACACCCTGTGTTTTGCCCACCAAGCTCAATGCATTCTCTATATTCTCAATATCTTTCTTAAGAACACGATCTGATGGAGTAGCAAAGGTCGCTGCCGTAACAGAACCACCAAAGACACCTTGATTACGAGCAAATAATGAATTTATTGTGACATTTCCACTTACATCCAATGCAGACATAACTGACGTATTTACAGTCTTATTAATTACTAAATTTTTCACATAAAGTGTACTTGTTACATTCACACTCCCACTAATATCTACAGTTACACGTGGTGTAGACTGTTGAATACTTATGAGTCCAGTGGAAGTAATAGTCATACGTTCAATAGAATTTGTAAAAAATCGAATAGTTGAACTACCAAGAATACTTATAGATGCAGTTCCACTCGAGATTGTGCTTGGAATTTGGATAGTTGATATAAATCCAAGAGAGCCAAGGCCACTAAGGCTACTTGTGAGTTGGGATGTACTAATATAACCAGCTGTACCCAATCCTCTAAGTGTGCTTGTGAGTTGCGATGT